TTCCCCGGAGCTGCGACACCGAGCGCAACACGTGCCGCAGGAAGACAAGAAGCCGGACGATCAAACCCCCAGCGACGCTCAGCAGCGATCGTGTGCCTGCGAGCGTGGTGATGGGGAAGAGTGTCGCCAAAGCGTGTCGCGCGATCTGAAGGATCTGCGCGAGCTGCTCGCCCAGCGCACCGCATACGCGGTTGAGGCCTCGCCAGCATTTCGCAGCGAGAAGCGCTTCGGCGAGCTGGTGGACTCCGGCCGTGTTGTCAAGCGCGATCTCCCCGACGGGCGCTTCATCCTCCAGTGCGAGAGCACCATCGCCACACCGGCGCGCGTGCGCAAAGTCAACCAGGCCGATCGGATCGTGACCGACGTCACGATGTCGGACGAGACCCAGGACCGCTACCGCGACATCATCCGCGTCTCAGGCTGGAAGCTCAAAGACTTCCGCAAGTACGGGCCCATGCTGATCGATCACGACTACTCGATCGCCGCACTCACCGGTCTGTGGAACAACGCGCGCAAGGAGTCAGGCCCCCCGGCGCTTCTGGCCGACGGACACTTCGACGCCGAAGGGATGAACGACACGGCCGACATGACCTTCCGCAAAATCCTCGCGGGGTCGGTGTGGGCGGTGTCTGTTGGTTTCCGTCCGTGGGACTGGGCCCGCATTGAGGACCCGGACGACGGGACCTTCGTCGGGTACGAGTTCACCGAGCAGGATCTTTGGGAATGTTCCTGGGTCGCCGTCCCGGCGAACCCCAACGCACTGAGATCGGTCGAGGGGCTGGGCCGCACGCACTCGCACTCGGAAACGGGAGCCAGCAGCGTGACGTCGGGCCTCAAGGCGATGAACGCACACGTCGACGCGCGGCTCTTACTCGCGCGCGCCACTGCACGGAGGAACGAATGAGCAGCAGAAACTTCGATGAAACGCAGGTCCTCCAGCACGTCGCGCCGCAGACAGCCACGGCGACGGTGACGCCGACGGGCCAGGACCTCAGCGGTTACGACGAGCTTGACGTCGAGCTGAACGTCGGGACCATGTCGGCGACCACCACCCTCGACGTCAAGATCCAGAAGAGCGCGACGGTGGGGGGCACGTACGAGGACATCACCGTGGCGGCCTTCCCACAGATCACCACGGCGAACGACGTGGCGGTCCGCATGGGCGGCGTCAAGCTCAACGACAAGGACAAGCCGTTCTATCGCGCGCTCTGCACGATCGCCTCGGGCACACCGTCAGTCCCGCTCGCCGTCGTGTTCCATCTCAACAAGGGACCCAAGGCGTTCAGGACGCGCACCGTTCCGTCGTTCGCGGTGCTCAGCAAGCCATAGGCAAATTCCCACACGCGCGACAGGAGCGCGGTGCAGGTCAACACCATCTCGTGTTTGGAGGAAGCGATGCCGGAAGCGACGCAGGAAACTCAGAGCACGGAAGCCCAGACCGCCGCGCTCTACAAGCAGCTCGAGAAGAAGCTCGACAAGTACTTCACGTCGATGGACGAGTTCAAGGACGTCGTCGGCGGCGTGAAGAAGAGCCTCGGGCAGATCGGCGGAGACACCGACGTCGCCGCGCTGCTCAAGGGCATGGACGAGAAGATCAAGACCGCCAACGAGACCGCCGAGCAGGTGAAAAAGCAGCTCGATCGCGCGCGGTACGGCTCGACCTCGCGCCGGCGTGACGCGATCGTCGAGGCGATGCCCGAGGAGCTGAAGTCCTGGATCCCGCGCGTCGCCGGCATCACCGGGGGCGAGGTCATGCTCCCGACGGTGGAAGAGGGTGTGGTGCGGGTGCAGCGTGGGCGCAGCCAGGTCGCGCTCGCGAACATGGACCCGGTGCTCTACACCGCGCTGGGGGGATGGTTCCAGCAGCGCGTGAAGGGCTACCTCGAGGCCCAGAAGGGCAACTCCGAGAAAGCCCAGAAGCACGCCACCGCGGCCGACAAGCTGCGCGCGGCGCTCGACGAGGGCATGTACGGGATGTTCCCTCCCGACCAGCGTGCGGCGCTGGCCGAGGGAACGGGAGCCGAAGGCGGGTTCCTGGTGCCCCTCATCACAGAGCCCGTCATCGGCGAGCTGATGAAGGAGTTCTCGGTGGTGCGCGCAGCGGGCCCGACCGTGATCCAGATGCAGTCCGACCAGCACGATCTGCCCGATCTGGCGTCGGACTTCACCGTCACGATCGACAACGAAGCGCAGACCATCGCGGACTCGGAAGGGACGTTCGGAAACAACCAGCTCATCGCGCGCCGCTTCGGCGCGATGGTGACGATCTCGATCGAGCTGATCCAGGACAACATCGTCAACCTCATGGACTTCGTCATGGCGCATCTGATCCGCGTGTTGGGTCGGACGCAGGATGGCCTGGCGCTCGAGGGTGACGGCGTGGCCCCCAACTGGCTCGGCGTCTTCGGGACCACGGGTGTGGCGAACGTCAACAACGCCGGCGCGGCCTCGGACGCCGGTGTCGCGCTCGCGCTCGCCTCGTGGCTCAAGATGCGCTACGCCGGCGAGCACTGGACCACGGTGCGCGCTGGGGCGATCTGGTGCCACCCGTGGGTCGTGCGCGACCTGGTGCAGGCGGTCATCAGCGCGGGCACCGTCGCCGCGCAGGTGATCTTCGACGTGACGGGCGATGCCCCGGAGCGCTCCGGTCGGCAGCGGCTGTACCCGACCTCGAAGATCCGCCGGAACCGCGGTGCGACGCAGACCAACGAGACCACGGCGTTCCACGGCGACCCGACGTTCATGGTCTTCGGGGAGCGAATGGGCACGGAGTTCTCCATCAACCCGTACGCCGAGGGGCCCTTCAAGAAGGGCCAGATCCTGCTCCGCATGCTCCAGCGCACCGGGTTCGTGTGCTGGGTCCCGGAGTATTTCTCGAAGCTCTCGAACATCGAGGTCGTGGCGTAAGGCGTAAAGGAACGTCCCCCGGCGAGGTCGCGATCCTCGCCGGGGGCAGTCCCACGAATCGCGGGAATGGGAGCTGAGGACATGGGACAGGCGGCACGAAAGAGCGGCATCACGATCGAATCGATCAAGGAAGCCAAGCCCCCCTCGAACATCCGGCTCGAAGCCGGTGACCCCGGCGTGCGCATCCGCATCACCAAGAAAGTCGGGCCCCACAAGCCCGGCGACGAGCTGCTGGTGGATTCCGCGCTGGCGGACACTTGGGTCCGCGAAAAGGAAGTCGCCGAAGTGATCGAGGGCGATGAGGTCGGCGGCGACGGCGACGGCGATCGCAAGGAGCCCAAGAAGCAGAAGGGTCCCGGCGATCACCAGGACCGCAAGATCGGCAATCCCCCCCGGGGTCCGGAAAAGACCCGCGAGCGATCGCGTCGGGGGTGACAGGTTGGGCACCGCTGCGCGTCCGTTGGCCCAGGGTCTCCGACTAGCAGCTCCCGGCTACCCCTCCACGGCTCGCGCGGCGGTGCCCCTATTTCACGAGTGACCCATGCCCAATCTGGTGACCGTAGACGAAACCAAGACCTGGCTGCAGCTGGAAAACACCAGCGGCTCGGATGGGTTTCTCACGGCGGCGGTCGCGGCGGTGTCAGATGCGATCCTGCGCGAGGTCGGCATGGTGAACGCGGCCAGCGTCCCGATCGCGTTCGATGACGCCACCGTCCACACGGTGACCCTCGACGGGCCGGGCACCGATCGGATCGGGCTGCCTCATCGCAACGTCAAACAAATCGACGCCCTGTACGAGGACATCGACCAGGCCTTCGGTGCCGGCACCCTCATCGCCGCGACCGAGTACGTGCTCGACGGGCCCGCGGGGATCGTCATCCGCAAAGCCTTCGTCCCGTTTCTGGAGTGGCCCCAGTCGCTCCGCGTGCTCTACGTGCTGAATTGGGCCGCCACCCCCGACATGGTGAAGATGCTCACCAGGCGCCAGATCGGTTACGAGTGGAACGTGCGCAAGAACCAGGGCGTGCAGACGCGCACGCTTCCAGACGGCTCGGTGGTGTACGTGGAGCCGGTGGCGCTGCTGCCCGCGGTCATCAAGGGGCTCAAGCCGTTCAAGCAGTCGCGGGGGATCTTCGGATGAAGTCCGACGAGCTGGCCAAGAGTTTCCGTGCTGCCGCGGTGGCGATCCGCGGTGCCGGCAAGCGCGCGGCGCTCAACAAGTGGGGCGTTCTCATCGTCGGGCAGACCCAGCGCAACCAGACCGACGTGTTCAAGACCCACAGCGCCGGGGGCATGCGCAAGGTCACGCACCACTCGGTGATCGGCAACAGCCAGCTGCGCATCCGCATCCCGAAGCCCTACGCCCGGATCCACGAGTTCGGCGGGACCACCAAGCCCCACGTGATCGAGCCGCGCAACGCGAAGGCGCTGCGCTTCATCATCGGCGGACGGGTCGTCTTCGCCCGCCGCGTCCATCACCCCGGCTCGCGGATCACCGAGAAGCGCTTCACCCGAAACGCGATCGAAACCACGCTCCCCCAGGGGATCGCGCTGCTGCACGACGTCATCCGCCGGCCGATCGTGTTCACAGGCGGGCTGCTCTGATGCCAGCCACGAAGCTCTACCTCCACAACGTCAACACCGACCCTCAGTGCGACGGTGCGCACGTGCCGTTCGATCTGGCTCGTGTGGTGGGGAGCGGCGGCAACGCCAACAGCGAGATCGCGTCGGCTGCGTTTGTCGAGCGCATGTCGTTCGACGCGAACGTCCCGGAGGACGCCGTGCCGGGGCTCACCGAGTTCGACGTGTCGCTCAACGTGACCCTGCTGTCGGCCGCGACGTCGTACCGCTTCCGGGTGCAGGCGGTGGGCCCGAGCTGTGCCGTGGTGGCCAACTCGGCCTACTCGGCTACGTTCAACAGCACCGGTGTGAAGACCGCGACACTCTCGCTCACCTGGCCCCAGGGCGCGTCGCGCCTGCGGCTATCGCTTGAGAGCAAAGACGACGACAGCGCAGGATCTAAGATCGTCCGCGTCCGCGCGGATACGTCGTCGTACGTGGTTGCGCTGTTCGTGCCGTTGCTTGAGGCCGTGTTCGATGCGGTGGTGGCGCGCCTCAAAGGTATCGCGCGCGCGAGCGGCTTCCACAACACCTTGCTCAATGAGTCGGTGTACCTGCTCCCCGCGATGAGAGACCAGCTCACGGCGTGCCCTGCGGTGTCGGTGGAGGCCGTGATTGTGGCGGAACGCGGCAACGCGGTTTTGGGCGACACCGCGCGCCAGCGCGACGGGGTGATCGGGATCCGCCTGCGATGCTTCGTGAACGTCGATGACGCCCAGCTGCGCGTGGTGCGCCTGCAGGGCGACGTCGTCAAGGCGGTCGAGATGGATCCGCAGCGTCTTGGGTTCTCGGCGGATCACATCGAAGGGCTCAACGTCCGCGTGGCCGATCCGCGCGAGACCGACGACCAGCTCACCAAGCCCGAGGGCATCGGCGACGTCATCATCGAAGCGCGCGCGCGGTACGCCCGCGGGCGCATTTAGGGAGGTTGCGATGGAAGTAGCAAAGAGCGTCAAGGTCACCTACCACGGCCCGAAAGTCGGGCTGCAGGCCAAGCAGAAGCGCGGCGGGATCTACAACTTCCTCCGGGGCAAGGACACCGACGTCCCCGAGGAGCTGGCGATCGAGCTGTGCGAGCGCCGGCCCAAGGAGTTCTCAACCGCGGACGCCGGCCTGGCCGCGACGCTGCGCAAGCGCCAGGCCGTGCGCGACAAGGAAGCCGAAGCCGCCAAGGCCGCCACCGCGGGGCCCGACCTGCAGGCGTCGTCACCGGAAGGAGGCAAGTAAGCCATGGTCGTCGGACTCAGAGAGCGCGCCAATTACGTCGGCATCGGCAACGAAGGCACCTGGGGGACCTCGGTCGCCCGCGTGGACTTCTATGAGCAGCGTGAGAGCAACATCAACCACATCCCGAGCTACGGGTTTCGGGGCGGGTTCCGCTCCGCGTCCTATCTCGGCCGGTTCAAGATCAAGGACTTCGCCGAAGGGCCCATGCAGTTCGATCTGCTCTACGACGGGATGCTCAAGCTCTTCCGCGCGATCCAGCACGGGACCTCGGGCACCACGTCGGGCTCGGCGCCCACGGGCTTCACGCACGCGTTCAACCCGCAAGACGCCATCCACACCGGCCTCACCATCGAGGTGGACAAGGACGTCGCCGTCTACATCGCCAAGGGCTGCAACCTGTCGCGGATGCGCGTGGCGGCCGACGCCAGGTCCGACAAGCCCGTGCTCATCGAGTTCGGCGGCATCGCGCGCGAGATGATCGTCTCGGCGGGCGGGATCGATGCCCCGACCACACCCACCTATCCGTCGCCGCTCGAGCCGGTGCTGGCGTCAGAAGTCACGGTGAACTTCGACTTCGGCGGGGTGGTGAACATGACCGGCAAGGTTGAGTCCTACGAGCTGATCGTCGACAACCAGCTCGACAACGACCGCAGGTCACTCGGCAGCACCAACATCCTCCAGCCGACGCGCACGGCCCCGCGCACCGTCACGTTGAACCTGGTGGCGGAGTTCCACGACCACGCGGACTTCACCGCCAAGGCGCTCGCCGGCACGCTCGGCAAGGTGACGCTCGCGCACCTGTCGCCCAACGACATCGTCGGCGCGTCCGGGGGTATCAAGTACGCGCTGGACTTCATCCTCGACGATGCCTTCCTGGACGCGGCCCCGGTCCCCATCACGGGCTTCGGGCGCATCCAGACGCAGGTGTCCATCAAGGCGATAGAGGACACG